TCGGTACGCTTGCAATCAGCATAGGAGAGGAAGCGCGCAGAGCTTTCAGCAGCGGGCGCGGGTCGGTAATGTGTTCGATGGTCTCAAAACTGATGGCCGCATCTGCTTCTCCAATATCTCCTGGCACGACACCATTGCGCACCTCAAATACTGGGGAATGCTGGAATTTGCTGTAATGCTTTTTTGCATATTCAATAGCCTCGCTATCAATATCGAAACCTCTAGAAACAATTCCTGCATCAGCCAATATCCGCGTACCATATCCAACGCCGCACGCGAAATCAATCACGCGCGACCCGGCTGGCAACAGCTTTGCCGCCCACTCATAGCGGGCTACATGATCCCTGCGGATGCCTTCAATCGTCGGACTCACTTGCCGTTCTCCATCTTTCATTTCAATATCCTCTCGCCAGAATTAAATAGGGTGCCGGTTACGTTATCCGGCGCTGGGCGGGCGAGCGTCCAGCCGTATTTCAATTACGGGTTTGCTTGCGGAGCCAAAGACGGGCTATGCAACACAGGAACAATTGCAATAACAGTTGCAGCCGTCACCGTTTCAGATGCCAGTGAACAACGCACATAACGCTTGTTGCCTTTGTAACCGATACGCTTGGTTACATATTGAGTCACGCCAGAGGTGCGGGTACCTGTAATGTCGGCAACCGGAAGACTCGCCAGCAGTTCGGTACCGATCAGGTCTGCATTTGCAACACTGGTCAATGTGCCAGTAACGTCGCCTTCCGTGACCAAAATGGTCGCGGTCGCGTTCGTGGCCGTTACAGCGCCGTAGCTGATGATAAATTCAACGCCGCCGAAACCTTGGCGGTCGGTGATTGCAGCAGCAGCAGCGCCACCAGATGCGGCCTTTGCAGCCCATCCGCGCGCAGTGCGAATATTGTCGTGAAGATCGTTCATGATGTTTCCTTTCGAAAAAAGTTTTTGTTAGCCCGCGATTCTCTGCGGGCTATTGATTACAGGCCAGCTACGCCGGTTACAAACGCCATCAGCTTGATGGCCTCGTAGTTCACAATACCACCACCAAAACGGCGACGGAAGTTGAACTTCGTTTGGCCTTTCAATGTGATGTTGTCGCGGATCAGCGTGGTGCCTGAACGGTTGACGATCTTGTACGCGCGGGCGAAATTCGCAAAAGCCAGCGAATACGAACCAGCTCCCAGTGCAGGCATGTTGTCATCCACAACAACAGGAGAGCCAAGGAACCGCCCGCCGAAACCGGCAGTGGTGTCAGGTTGCCACAAGTAATAAGCACCGCTACCGTCCTTCATCTGACGCATCGTTGCCAGCGTGGTATCGTTGGTAAGGAATACAGCACCTTGGCGATATTGAGCTTTAAGCGAGTGTTGCAGACTGATGAGACGATCGGAAGGGGCAACCGACGTAAACGCAGCCGACTTACCTGAACGGATGTATCCAACAGAACCCCATGCGTAGCTGGAATTAACCACATTAGTGTAAGCAGTGATGCCGCGCGCTTTACCAACACCGTTTCCGGTGATGAACTCGGCATTCGCACCTTCTGCAAAACCGATTGCAGCTTCATTTGCAAGGTCTGCTTCCAGATTGATGCGGGAATCTTCCAGCGTCTCGTTGAAAATCCACGGCTCGACTTCTGCCGGGAATACTTCAATTTCGATCTTGGCGAATTTTGGCTCTGTAGTTTCTCCACCAGTTCCACCATTTGCAACGCGGCGCATCGCCATGCCGGACGTTTTCACCAGCTTTTCCCATTTCTGAGTGCCGATGGTGATGGTGTCAGCCAGCGGAGCCATCCCGCCCATCGTCTGAGCAATGCGGTCGATAGCCAAGTCCATTTCAGGCAAAACCAGGTAGCCGGCTTCGGAGTCGGTACCGCTGTTCATTGCTTTGCGTCCCATTTCCTTAAGCGCGCGGCCATCACCTTCGCCAGTGCGGAGATACTCTCCAAACGCCTTGCGGTATTCAACTTGCTCAGGTGTAGTATCGCTCTTCTCGGCTTGAGGGCGACCGGCCTTCTTTTCGATGTCGGTCATCTGGCTGCGCTGCTCGGCCATGTCGGCATTGATCTTGTCCATCTTTGCTTGCAAGTCGGAAATTGTTTTACCGTCTGCCTTGGCCTGAATAATGGACTCGTTAGTTTTTTTGAACTCTTCCCACGCTTCGCCTTGTTTCTGGATCAAGTCCAGTACTTCTTTGTTGTCGCTCATGATTTATCCTTTCAGGATTGTAGTATTACGGGTGAGGGCTGCGGTAATTCGCGCCAAGTCTTCGCCAACATCAACGCTGGTGGATTTCTTGATGCGTGCAATAAGGCATTTCGCCTCGTTGCGGCTGAAGCCGCCTGCCTCACGCAGGTAGTCTTCTATTTCAGAGAGAGTGATTAAACCCTCGATGTTCTTTACGCCTTGAATGCGGGCTGAATCATTTGCCGGAAAAGTTACAAGCGAAGTTTCCCATAGGTCTACTTTTTTCAAGGTGCGGATACCAGACACACGGTCGAACGCATCTTCGCGCGTCATAAATCCGATTGACAGGCCGCTGATGGCTTTCATCTTCAGTAATTCGTATGCTTCTGCTCCGCGCTGTGTTTTTAGTGCAAGCTGCCCGGTCATTTTTAGACCAATGTTATCTTCTTCGATGCTTGTCCAGACACCAGCAGGCTCAGCGCTCCTGTGTTGCCATAGCATCGCTGGCATAGTGCCTGCCGTTTTATGCGCAGCCAGCGAGTCTGCAAATGCACCAGGTGCTACGATCTCATCGTAGCTATCCTTTACGCCGAATACAGAACCGTATCCGTCAAACGTGCCAGTCTCTGAGATACCCTTCAGCTCAAAGCTGAAATCGCGTGTTTTAGTTGCCATTTTGTTGTGCTCCTTTTGGTGGAGTGTTGCCTGTAATGTTCGCTGGGATGCGTAGCTTATCGCTTGATGGGTCAGGGTCTGGATTCATATCGTGCAGCGCGCGGCCTTCGTTAGCTGTAATGATCCCCGCGTTCACATCATCGCGCACAAGCTGATGCGTCTCGACCGCAGAACCACGAAGCATGGCAGCGTCAACATAACACGAATACAATCCTTCTTTTCGTTCAGAGTCGGTCAGTAGGTTGGCATCAATTGACTGCTCAAGCCTGCGGTACTGAGGTGCGAGTCCGTGAACAAGATGAGCTAAAAACATCTGCTCCGCCGATGCGTAAGTGGTATTTTTCGATTCTGCGAAAATAAGAATAGGGTTTACCTGAAAATGTCGGCAGATTTCTTCAACTTGGAATTTCCGAGTTGCTAATGTTTCCGCGTCAATCCCAGTCATTGATGTATTCAACCATTTCGCCGAACGGTCAAGAATCATCGTCTTGCCTGCGTTTTCATAACCGCCGTACTCTTCGTCAATCCATTTTTTTAAATCTTGATATTGACCATCTTTGAGGGTTCCCTCAATCGAGTACGTTCCAGACGCTTTGACGCCGTTCCGTTGCATTTTGGATTGCTGTTCTTCTGTTGCCATCGACAAACCGATGGACTCGCGGGCGAGTTTTACAGACTCCAACCCAAGCCAACTGTTCCACGATGGGCCTTTTACGTGCCAGATTGTCTTCGCCGGGAATGTCTGCGTGCTGCCATTCTCTGCCCTGACTTCGTAAGTAATAGAAAAGTCTTCAGCGCGCTTTGGCGTGACACTTCCTGGCGCGAACGGTATCAGTTCCATGATGCCAGAACGATTTGAACGGTTGATAAATGAGTAGTGATTGCCTGTTAAATCAAGATGTAATGACAGAGTTTCAAGGTATTCGAAGGCTGTTTGCCAGTCGTTTGCGCGGGTTTTGAGGATGTGATAGAGCGGATGATCCTCTGCTGGGGTGCGTGTCTTGCCGTCAGTACTCTTGCGCATCAACTTGAGCGGTACTTGTGCAAGGCCATTGGCCCGGACACGAAGGCAGGCCATTACGGCAGATACTTCAATAGCAGACCCGACGTTAACAGATTTCCCGCTCTTTGTTACCTGCCCTGTATATCCTGCTATCTGTCGAAGTATGTCGTAACTCGACCCCTTTTCAGATCGGTTAGAATCCAAACGTGACAGGATACCCATTATCGGCGCAGACCGATGACGCAAAACACGATACCGCCCACAATCCACGCTGCCGGTGGATATATTTGATTCACCCCGTAACAAATTGCTGTGATGCCCCCGAAAAAGAAAAGGTCGCTCGCATCGAAAATGCGGGCGACCAGTTCCACGAGGCGCGACGGAAGTCGCATTAGTGTGGCGGTTGAGATGCTCGTTATCCATTTCACTGCGGCGTATCCCTACGTTGGCATACTTGGATTTTATAGAGTATTACGTTGATGTCAAGGCTTTTTCATCCAGAATGACTGTCCAGTACTTTCAGGATTTAGACTCATCAAAGATACCGCGTTAAAACCAGCCATCAATGGGTCTATCTTTGCGTACCCGCTGGACTGCTTAGTGATCAGGATACTGTTCGCGCGCGGCTCGACCTTGGCATTACCCACTACCCAAGCCATCATTGGTGAGCCTGAATGTATCAATGCTCCCTCGGCCAGCTTGCGCTCCATCGTTTTTATCGCACCACCTAACTTCCAGCCTTGGCTAACACCAACGATCTTATCCTGTGGCACATCCTCAGCAATCAGCGCGTCGAGTACAGAACCGATACCAGCAGGGTCGCATCCAACTTTGTCCAACAATCCATAAGCCTCAATCTGCGCCACAATCTGCGCAACATCGGCCACATCGTCACCAATTGCATTGACCAGCACTAGGTCACCATCCTTAGCGAAGTCCTTGAATCGCGCTGCCTCTGACTTCCTGCGCTCCAATACAGACGGATGCGCCCATGCCTTCCCCCATAAAATCCATTCCTTTGTTTTACTATCTCTACCAATGGCAACAAGCCCGAGCAGGTCATCCAAACCGCCACCGTCAATACCGACACATATAACCTCGGAGCGTTCAAGCAACGATTCAAGTGTGATTCCATCGCGCGCCTGTACCTCCCAATAGTCTGCCCCTGCCCAACGGTCTGATCGAAGGGCTAGGCCAATTTCTACATTGAGGTGCTTTGCAAAAAACCCTATTAACTCATCCTCTC